CAGGTCGGCACGGCTGCCGCCCTCTCCATTCAGCCAAAGGAGATGCTCGTCCAAAATCTTTTTTAAGTCCATTTTGCTCCCTCCTCAATGTGGGATTTCTATGACCGCCCACACATCGTCGATGCTCTCCGCGCCCTCCAGTCCGGTGATCTGGATGGTGAGCGGGCCGGTGGGCGTGGGGGACGGGGTGGTGGTTGCTGCCGGGGGCTCAATGGCCGGTTGCTCCTGGGCGCTGATGCCCTCCACCAGCAGCACCAGAGCCAGCAGCAGGCCAAGAGACAAGACGCTGGTAATCAGATAGCGCACGGCCACACCTCCAGCCAGTTAGGCAAGCCACAGCAGAGGATAATGCAGGCGGTAAACACTACCGCGCTCACAGCTTCCCGGCGGGCCCGGCGGCGCTCGTTTCGGGTACGGTTTTTCATATAGATACCGCCTCCCTGACTGTCTTCCGTTCAAATTCCTCTAGGTCTGAGGGACGATATACATAAGGCCCATACCGATTTCCGCCTAAGTTTAGAGCGGTCAAACGCCCCTCCCTCACCCACCGCTGAACTGTTGTGATCTTTACTCCGTAGCGATTTGCGACCTCTTCGGTCGTAAATCGCGGTTCCAAATTCTCCATAATGTCCTCCTTTCTGCCTCAGTCGATGGTACACCACTGGCCGGGGCGCTTTTTGTTGTCCTCCCTTCCTTGCAGTGGTATACTGGGCGCGGAAGGGGGGTGAAATTATGTCTCTCAAAGGTTTTCGCTATGAGTACAAGTTAACCTCGCACGATATTCTTGAATATGAAGCCGTAAACTTTGCCTACACGCAGGCCGGATGGAAAGACCTCGGTGCACCTCCTGGAGAAGGTTTCCCGGAGTCTATCATCTTTGAATGGGAAAAGGATGGGACTCCGTTGTACCCCGCAGTCAACTGGCCCCCGCTTTAACCCCTGCGATGTAGATATTGTGGTCGCTATCCTCGATGATTGCCGTCATCGCTGGATTGGCGGCCACAATGTCTTTGAAGTCGTTTTCATCAGAAAATACTACAATCTGATTGAACCCCGCCGGGGAAAAACCCATAGATGTTCCCACCGTCCTCACCCCCTTCACCTCCCGCCCCATCAGGTGCGGGCTTTATTATCCGGTTTATTGGACTTTATCTGTGGTATCATGCTCGCTAAGAAGATCATCAACAGTGACACCATTTCTTCGCAGGACGACATTGTTTACTGCCGCATCCATCCGGCCCCTAATTCCAGGCGGTTTTCGCTTCCCATTCAGAATCATAGAAATGTAAGACTTAGTTACCCCCATTTCTTCGGCAAGGTCATCGTATGTAATTCCCTTGTTGTGCATCTTCCCGATGAGATTCCCGGTCCATGCTTCCGGCAAAATTTACACCCCCTATAGTTTAATATGTTGACTAAAACGTGCCGTTTTGGTATACTTCTAATAAGCACCTATCTGGAAGAATGGGAAGAGAATGGGAATCCCCCACGATTCCGTTCCAAAGGAGGTGACTGCATGAAGAATAATTTCCGTACATCCGCTGAAATCGCTTCTTTAGCAGGACGATTGATGCACCATTGGTGTAAGGAGATCCGTTCTCTTGCTGCCATCGCCTTAGCTAACCGGCGAAAGTAGATTAGCTGTGAATAAGGAGGGTTAGGTGCTTACCGGGAGTGTTATTTCGCTCCCGGTTTTATTTTTCCACCGCTCTAGTCAAAATTTGTAGTTGCAAAAGTTAACAGCCTATGCTATTATGGATTTGCGAGATACATAAAAGCGATTGACACGGGAGTTTTCTCCGGGGTCTGGTATTTTGTTATCATTTGCAACTCGCAAGAATATAATAGCGCTATCAAACGCAACTGTCAAGTTAAAAATGATAACAAAAACAACTTTGTGTTTATGTCCAAAAATATGGAGGAGTTTTTGTGTTTTATGATAACTATGTTCGCTTATGTAATTCTGTTAACAAATCTCCGTCTGCTGTAGCCATGGAAATTGGTATTGCAAAGCCTACTGTGTCGAGGTGGAAAACAGGAAGTAAACCGAACCACGCCACGGCCTTAAAAGTGGCTGACTACTTCGGCGTACCCGTATCAGAACTAACAGGTGAAAAAGAAAAAGCGCCCACCCAGGAGGGTGAGCGCGAGATAGGCTTTGATGATTTTACCTATGCCTTTTATGAAGAATCCAAAGATCTCCCTGATGAAAAGAAAAAAATGCTCCTTGAGATGGCTCGCTTTATGAAGGCAGATATCGAAAAAGAGAAAGGGTAATAGCCTATGGATAGGCTCTTAGCGCTTTATCAGAAACTCAGCCAGTCTGGAACTAAATTCTATATGTGGGATTTGAAAGACGATAAGGCTGTCACTCTAGAAATGTGCGGGACGTATGGGATATTTATGGACTTCGACAATATTCCTTCTTCCAGAGATGAGGCTGCTGTCGTTGCTCACGAAGGCGGCCATGCGTCCACAGGAGCCACGCATAAGGTATGTAGTCCATTCGATTTAGTTGAGAAACACGAGTATAAGGCTTGGAAGTGGGCCGTTCAAAATTACATATCAGAGGATGATTTAGATGAAGCTGTAGCCGATGGGTACACGGACATTTACTCTTTAGCTGAACATTTTGGAGTCCCAGAGGATTTTATGCGCAAAGCTGTCTGTTGGTACACACACGGGAATCTAGCAGCAGAATTGTATTTTTAGTAACCTACCGCCGGAGAGCGGAATAAATAAGAGAGGATAGATATTATCATGAAGAAGGTCATTTTCTGTCTAGCGATGTCAGCGGTGCTTACGGTTCCTTTGTGCGCTTGCTCCCAAAATCCTTCGCCAACCAACAGTTCAGCGCCTCCTGTTACAGCGGGTGATAGAACACCGGTGGCTTCTATGGAGCCGACCCCAACATCGGCTATAGAAGCCACCGGACTTGCACTTGGTGAAACGGCAGAAGTCGGGGACTGGACTGTATCTGTGACTGCCTTTGAGTTTTCTACGAAAATAGACAATGGTTATGGGTACTTTTCTCCAGATGAAGGGAATCAGTATGGCGTTGTCTCTATGACGGTTACAAACAACGGAACCGAAACAGGCACATTCTGGCCTTCTTTCAGTCTTGGAGACGATATAATTGGCGGAATAACATATGACGGGACATATGAATATTCGTCCGTACAGTTGCTTGCTTATGATGAGGATATGCATAACAAGTCTATGAACCCGTTGACCACAGCTACCGGAAAGATTGTTTTTGAATTGCCCGATGCTGTTGCCGGTGATACTGCGCCTCTTGTGATTACGATTTCTCAGGGAAGTAACTCCGCTACATTTAACCTACGATAGGAAGTCCTCACAACGACCATCACCGTCACCCAAATGACTTGAAGGAGGCATTCTGATGTTAGACGAAAAAGACTTACAGTCTATCCAGACCATGATTGACGCATCCATTCGGGCGTCTGAGAAGCGCATGATTGCCTATTTTGATACGGATGTCATGCCGAAGTTTGACTTGCTGGCGGAGGGGTTACAAGGCGTACAGGCAAAGTTAACTCCCATGACCAGAATAGAGGCCATAGAGGATGACGTGGCTCTCTTGAAACAGGTTATCCGCTCCATGAGTAAGGAGCTGGCCGATCTGAAAAAGGCGCAATAAAAAACCGCCCCCGGTGCTACCAACACCGGAGGCGAATATGGTACAGAGTGCTACCAACATCCTGTACCAAGCAAAATGCCCCAGCCTCAAAACCAAGGCACCTTTGCGCCCTTACAGTGCCCCATAGAAGCCATACAGTCCAGTGGCAACTTCTGCGGACTCTAAACGCGCTTGGGCTAGTTCACTCGCCTGCTTGCCATTTATCCGGGCCAGAGCACAGGCATCATTTTCATAGTATGCTTTTAAGTCCCGCATTGCCTCAATGGTGGCTGTGAGGATATCCGTGGGGATAGAATATCTTACATCCTCCAGTTTCATGTATTACCCTCCTTCATATTGTTTTTCAGTTGTCAGGAATCCCATCCTTGTACCCGGCACGGCCTTGACGACGCTATACTGAACTTGGCCCGCATTTTGCGGACTTCCCTATCCAGCAGGTATCCTGTCTGATTATTCAGTTGTAATAGAGCATTTTCTGTCAACTATAATAACCTATCTCTAGGTCAAAGTAAATGCAGAATAATGACCAATATTTAGGTCTACTCTTTGTGTATAATTGACCTATCTTTAGGTTTTCGCAGTGACTTTCAGATGCTACTATAGGAGTTGGACGTGTATGGCAATATCTTTTAAAAAACTATTAGTCCTGCTAAATGAACGACAAATCAGTCTATACCATTTAAAGCGCGATAAAGTTATCGGAACAGCAACACTAGATAAAATTAGAAAAGACGAAGGGAATATAGATACTCGCTCAATAGACCGTATATGTGATTACTTAAATTGCCAGCCTGGAGATATTATGGAATTTATTAAAAAATAAAAGAACCGCCCTGGGCTGGCACCCAAGGCGGTTCTAGAGGAGCAGTAAACTTTGTACGGCCTACTGCTCCTCTATTTTGCCATGCAAAAGGAGGAAAGTCAATGTATACTGGTAAAAACCCCAATGGGGAAGGTAGTTTGAGGCAAAGAAAAGACGGTCGTTGGGAGTTTCGCGTCAAAGTTGAAGGTCGCACCACCCCCCTCTCCTTTTACTCCAAAGATAAAGATGGCCGCGGTGCCAAAAAGAAATACAGGGACTGGCTGAGAGAGAGTGGCGGCGAAGCGGTTGAGAGCGTCAAGACTGTAGAAAAATGGACCCGCACTTGGCTTGAAGTCAGTAAAAAGGGGCGTGTCGCCCCCAAAACATACGAAAACTATGAGTATTATATCGAAAAATTTATTTTACCAGAGATCGGGCGTATGAAACTGGATTCCGTGCGGCCTGTACACATCGAACAGATCTTTGCAAAGGCTGCAAGTTTATCCCACTCAGCTCGAAATGAGATCAAGGTCTGCCTCAACGGTATCTTCAAGTCCGCACGAAAAAACCGTCTGTGTAAGGCCAATCCAGCAGAAGATATATCCCTCACCCGGGACCCAGCGAAACCCCCAAAGGTACATACCCTAGAGGAAGTACGTGCCATCCTCACTTACGCTCCCTCTCACAAATGGGGGGCTTATGTGGAATTGGCCCTCTATACCGGACTGCGCACCGAGGAGCTGTGCGGCCTCATGTGGTCCGATGTTGATCTCCAAGCTGGTACCCTCACCATTCGCCGGGTAGTAGCCGAGGTCGAGAACGACGACCCAGACGCTCTCATGCAGCCAGATAAGACAGGCCAAGTGAAGCGTCGCCGAAAGTACGCCTTGGTCGATACTACCAAGAGCCGGAGAGAACGCGTGGTGGCCCTAAATGACGCAGGTACCGATGTGGTTAAGTCAATCCCCAAAAACGGCCTGTATGTCCTCCCAGGGCCCGACGGCGGATTCTTGAAGCCACCTATATTCGCCCATCGTTATGCCGCCGTCCTTCGGGATCTTAACGCCACTCTACCAAAGGATCAGCAGGTGCAACAGCTTTCTCCGCACAAAGCCCGACACACTTACGCCACAGCCTTGTTGGAGGGTGGAGCTAGTATTCGCTCAGTGCAGGACCAGTTGGGTCACGCCAAATTATCCACTACCCAAATCTACACTCATGTGGACTTGGAGGCCCGAAAGAATAATGTAGTCAAGTTGGCATACTAAGTGCCAGCTTCCTCCATTGCTTTGTCTATCGCCTCGTTTATAAATCTATTTGTACTTTTCCCTTGAGACTTTGCATATTCTGCAATTATCCGTCGCTTTCCCTTCGGTACAATGAGGTCAATTCTGTCATACGCCTTTTTGTTATAGCGAGAGGTCGCTTCCTTCTGTGCCTCTGAGTATGCCAATGACCTCACCCCTTTTCATGGTATGGTCATTATACTTATACTACTGGAAGTATTGTATAATTCCATAAGTATATATTTGTTATAAGTAACCGTTTTTATACTTATGGAAGTATGATATAATAAGAAAACCGGGTAGGAGTTGGTGCCTCCTACCCGGCAAGGACTTACTCTAGCATATCCAGAACGGCATCTTTTAGGTGCAGCGGTGAGAGGCTATACCTGTTAAATGCCATGACCATGCGAAAGACCAGTTCCGCATCGGTCGATACGTCCTGGAGGATCTGCACGGGGCCTTGATGGAGCAGGCCATAAGCTACGATATCGTAGCTATAGTACGTGCCGACCTCTGGGGCGTATTTTTTTCTCCTAAAGATAAAGTAAGAAATAGGCAAGATGTTTCATCCTTTCTCTCTTTCTATTAGGATGCATCAAGCCTTTGGAGGCCCCCGACACCGTACCGGAGGGCCTCTTTTTTCTACCCAAATTCTGACCCAAATATTTAAGTTTTTAATTGATTTATTTGGGTCAGTTTGGATAAATTGAAAAAATAGGAAATTAGCTGTATAGCCATTCCAGGCGCTCTGCCAGTGCATAGAAAAATCCCCCGCATCTATTGGGATGCAAGGGATTTAGAAAAATAAAACGCCCCACCTACTGGCAGGACGTTTTATTGGTGGAGGAGGGTGGATTCGAACCACCGAAGCGAATCGCAACAGATTTACAGTCTGCCAAATATTTTCCGTTTCCATTGCGCCGCAGTAGCTCCGCAACCTATCGCCCAGTTTTACCCATGCATTACCCAAATATTTTTTAGATTCTTTTATTTTATCCTAGGATATCATGGAGTATTATGGATGTCAATAACGAGAGGGGGCACTTAATCTTGGTGCCCCCTTTTTCTTGCCTATTTACTTTCTCTCTGGTCACCGCCGCCCAGCTTGTCCCCCGCGCCGTCCACAGTGGACTCCAGGGCGGCGATGGCCTTGCGGAGCCATGCAGGTACAGGCGCACCGAGGGCACCGATGTTCTCCACAATGCTCCCCAGCTCGGTCATGATATACCAGACCAGCACCAGAACACTCACAAATACCTCATACTGGAAGGGCATCTCCAGGGCGGGGATGTTGGCTAGAATCAAACCGATCACCCCGTCCAGAATGGCGGCCACCAGGACGGCCACCACGGCCCCCAGCTTGTGCCACAGGCCGTCCCTTGCCACCTTGGACGACCACTCCCCGGCCCGGAGGGCGGCGGCGGTGCCGGTGCCGTAGTCGAGCGCCATACAGAGCAGCCAGGCAAGCACCAGCCAGCCAAACCAGCCCCACAGGGCCGTCAGACCGCCCAGCACGGCGGCGACCGCCGCCTTGAATCCGTTGATATGCTCCATATCAATCGTCCTCCCTTACATAATCCGCCGTTTTCCCGATCAGGGCCTCCACAGTATCCTTGGAGTAGTTCCCGGCTTTCCAGTAGTCGGGCTGGTCGATAATGCCGACATTAGCCAGTGTGTCCACGTCGGTGTCCAACTTGGATACATTCGCCGTCTCTCCCCGGCAGAGCGCCAGGAACGCCTCCCAGGCCCCGGCGGTGGCCCGGATGGTCTTGGGACAGTCCTTGCCGTTCCAGCGGTTGTGCTGGACTACATTGTCCAGCGGGATGCCGTGCTCCTCCATGAGCAGGCGCACCAGGGCAGCCGCGTTGGCTTTGGCCGCCTCAAAGTCCCCTCCGGCGTTGACGCAGATCTCGATACCGATGCTGGTGGTGTTGCCCGGCCCGGCCTTGCCGTCCCCGGCATGGTACGCTGTCTCGTAGTCGGGCAGGTGCTGGACAATGGCGTGGTCGTCCACGGTGTAGTGCCAGCTCACCAGATCATCCTCCCCGGCGGCGCTGTCCAGATAGGCCCCGTGGGCCGCGGCGTCGGCGCCCTTGGCCGCGTTGCCGGTCTCGTGGATGGTGATGTAGGTGTCCGGGTTGGTGTCCCTGCCCGGCCGGTTTTTGCGCCCATCGGAAATAATATGCTCCTGGATGGCGATGCCGTTGTCTGTGGCCCTCTGAGGGCCCTCCACGGCCTTCAGATAGGCCAGGGACACCCAGCCCTTATCCGTCCTGCCACAGCCGTCCCTGGCCTCCAGCACGTCCACCACCGTGCCCATGGGATACGCCCCCACCTTGCCGTAACCGGTGCCGGGGCCGCTGCGGATGTTGACGCCGATGCTGGGCGTCACGGTATACTTGCCCATACTCTCCTCCTTGTCCGGCGGCTTCTGGCCGCCCTGTTTGAGCCAGACGCAAATCCAGTTGTGCACCTTGCGGCTGGCAGTGATGCGCTCTCCGCCAAAGTCACACTGGCTGGA